GAAGCGCAATCTGGTGCGTATTATACACCCATAACCGCTTTGGATTTTGAAGGTCTGTATCCTTCTATTATGATGGCACATAATGTATGTTATTCATCGTTAGTACTAGATCCTAAGTATAAAAACATACCTGGTATCGAATATGAAACCTTCGGGAATCATACCTTCGCCCAGGGTATTCCCAGTGTACTTCCAACTATTCTTTCAGAGCTTAAATCTTTCAGAAAGCAAGCTAAAAGGGATATGGCACAATCTACTGGAAACCTTCAACACATGTACAATGGTAAACAGCTGGCGTACAAAATCAGTATGAACTCCGTCTATGGTTTTACTGGAGCTTCTCGTGGAATGCTTCCGTGTGTGGCTATAGCTTCTACCGTGACGATGAAAGGTCGAAAGATGATTGATGACACGAAGGAATACGTNGAAAANCATTTTCCAGGATCTAAAGTGCGTTATGGTGATACGGATTCTGTTATGATCGAGTTTGACGTCCAAGGTAAAACAGGGAAAGAAGCTATCGAATATAGTTGGGAACTCGGTGAGCGCGCTGCGGCTGAATGCACAAAGCTATTCAAAGCTCCGAATAACCTCGAGCTTGAGAAGGTATATTGCCCTTATTTCCTGTATAGCAAGAAAAGGTATGCCGCGAAGCTTTGGACGAAGGGTAAAGATGGGAACATGAACATGGATTATATCGATGTAAAGGGACTTCAGCTCGTGCGTCGAGATAATACACCACACATGAGAGAAGTATGTAAAGAACTTTTGGATGGAATTCTAGAGAGTTCAGACACCTCTGGACCCAAGGCTTTGGCGAGAACGAGAGCCGTCGAACTCCTCGAAGGAAACGTTCCTATGGAAAAGCTTATTCTCAGTCAGTCTCTTTCCGATACGTATAAGGTAAAAGGTTTTAATGTACCTGTGACTAAAACTGAAAAGGATCATATTCCGTACACAAGTGAAGATGTCAGTATGGCACACGTACGCGTCGTCACCAAAATGCGAAACAGAAGACCCGGGTCAGAACCACGTTCGGGTGATAGAGTTCCGTATGTATTGCTAGACACGGGTGATCCTAAAGCGAGAGCTTTTGAGAAAGCCGAAGATCCAAAATATGCGGAGGAAAACAAACTACCTATAGATTATTCATACTATTTCATAAATAAATTTTTAAACCCGGTTTGTGACCTGTTAGACCCACTGTATGAAGACGTCAAAGCTGAGATATTTGGAGAGTTATTATCCAGAGAGAAGGAAAAGAAAAAGGTTATCAGGAAAAATTCCAAAGCTGAAAAACAGGTTCTCATCGCAGATATATTTAAAAAAAAGAATCCATGATATTATATGGAAGTAGGTGAAAAAAAGGTAGTCGCCGCATGCAAGGAAATGGTAAAGGATGCCGAATATCGCGCAGAATTGAGAACCATTAAGAAAATGTGCGATACTTTTCCAATAGGCCTAACTCCTGGAACTTGTAGATATAGATTGTTAGGTGAAAATGGGTATTGTATAGGAACTTGTGTGGGTACAAATGAACTATGTACAAAAAAGGTTTCAGACGGGGAACTTTATTGTGGAATGCATAAGAAACAGACTAAACCTGCCGAACCCATTCAGATAAATATGCAACCTAATACGAGTTGTATATGTGAACTTTGGGAAAATAATCCAGACTGCTTATATTGTAGAGATGAACAAGAAAAGAGGCTTAGAAAGAGGAACCCTCTTAATAGAAATGAATAAATCAGATATATTATTAAATTCTATAAATACATTTTACACAAATTCTGAAAATAGAAGTACACTAAAGGAATTACTGGATAAGAGTGGTGGTATATCACTTCGAAATTTGGAATGGTTCATAACAAATTATTCTAAAAGGAATAACTTATCGTATACTACGAATGATGGTAAACTATTCAGTGTCCATTGTGCCTATAAGTCTAGTCTAGATGGGTATAGTAAAAAACTTTTTGATCCATTTTGTAGATCTCAAAAGATTATTTATACCGTTCCCGAATCACATGATAAAATTCATACGACTGTAGCACAGCTGAATTTTATCCGGTGGTGTATTAAGAATAATATTGTGGAGTATATACGAGATCATAAACATATACTATCTAATAAGCAAGCGACATAAATCCACCTTCGAATGTATACGTTTGATACCCAACGTAATATAAATTGACAACGTAAGTCTTAGTTAACCCCGTTTTTAAATTAATCTCTAGTACCGTTCTTTCCGACTTTAACTGACTGAAATCCAAACTTCCCGATGGCTCCACATTAATCGGATTCATCGCGAAGGAATATGTGTATATATTTCTCTCCGTTCGCGACAACCTATTATTATAAGGAACAACGTATTTATAATACGTATGATCCACATTTGGTAAATTTGGTAAATCTTCACCGTTAATGAAAATTTTAGCGCTATCGATGATAGGATAATTATGTGTATCTATGGGAATCCCGGTTGCGTTAAATAAAGTGGTCGTAGAAAAATTGTACCTGTTGTGCATGTTAGCGGCTGCCTGGTCAGCCAGTTGAGTTCCACCTCCAGATATTGTTTCATTCTCATAGTCTTTGTCACGTAAAAACCAGAATAAGGTTTTCACGGGTATATTTGGAACGAGTTGTAATCTGACTACTTTACTACCTACTTCCGTTTCTTCTACGGGGTGGCGTTTGACCATATCCGTCACGAAAATTTGTTTTCGATTTGATAAAAATATACGTTCTTCATCAGATACGGTCATTTCTTCAGTTATAAGATCAAAAGTATTCAGTGTTATATCATCTGTAGAATTTGTAAAAAACGTTTTTGGGCGAAACTTTATTTCAAACTCTATTTTTTGTTTGTGTACCGCACACGTTGGAAAGTATGGNCNNTTNGGTTTNTTAGAATCGTATTCGTCTCCTTCGTATTTTCTAGAAAAAAATAAAGGTATTGGAATTAATATATCCGAATCTTTCCGATCAAGTGCGTCATGGTTTAATATGGACGTATCTTCGGCAAGATTTCTATTTATAAGAAAACGTTTTGTACGTTTTTCAGATGCGTCTAAATACATCTGATCATAAATAATACCCCAATCGTCATAATACGTTTCGACTTCCAACTCGTCTACACGCATTACAACAGATTTAATTAAATGTCTCCCTAATTGATCTGCCAACCAAAAACTACCACTCGCTAATCCGGGAAATTTAACAGAAATATACATATTACTCAAAAGATCTCCCATATTACGAGGGTTTAACGTGACCTTTATAGATTCACCGAAAGGCCAATTACTTTGCGCGTCGTTAGGTTTAGAAATGGTAGTCGATCTATGAAACTTTGTAAAATTTGAATGTCTATCGTATGAATATTTAAAAGGTGAATATCTAGGATCATCATTTAGTAGGTACGTATCCTGTTTCCCAATAGCATTGAGAGATAGGGTGGCGCCTGGATCGGGTCCCTGCACGTCCATACTTATCTATTGTCTACAATTTTTTAATATCAGTTTCCCACATTTCAAAATAACCAGTAGCTTCAATTAAACAAACTTCTTCTCTGAGTTTGTTCCATTCACCGAATAACGCTTTCACTCTCTCTTCCGTGTATTCGATGGTCTTAATGTGTAAAAGGTAATCGTACGAATTGTCAACCATCGGAAACACTCGACCGATTTCATTTTCTAGATCTTGCTTTTTCCGTTTAAATACAACTATATCACCATCGATTACCATCTTAACAAAGCGCGCTCGATGAGAACAGAGTTCAGCCTTCTTCTTGGTCGTGTCGATGAGATGTGCCTTACGTTTCTTGTAATACTCCATACGAAGTTTAATAAAATCAACCAAAATTTGCCCAGGTGAATCGTATTTACAGATACCCTTTGTGGGATGAAACAAATGCATATTTGAGCATCTGATAGTCTTTTGCAGTTTGAGATCCTTAACAGCGTCTTTACCGTTATAATCTTGTATGATAAAATCGACATTCTCAGTTGTACTGTTATTTGTGAAACCACTGATGATTTTCTTTTCAACGAGGGTATCGAGATGTTCCTTATAATCTTGGGTCCATCGACCCGGGGGGAGATCTGTTACCTTGACCGTCCTCCCAATACTTTTCCATACACCTTGCGCGATCCACGAATCATCATCCTGTTCTAAGATAGACCCCTTAAACCCTCGAAACCAGGGTTTCATTTTTTTCATATCTCTACCATTTGTGAAATTCAAAATATTTGCCTTGATATCTTCTGGGTTAAACGGTGGTACGTAGCAAGAAAACCCCGTTCCAATTCCTTCAGTTCCGTTAACAAGTACCATAGGTAGAACAGGCATATAATGCTCGGGCTCAATCACTCGACCATCATCGTCAAGATAGGTAAGTATCGCGTCATCCTTTTGATCGAATATATTTCGAGTCTCCTTCGACAACCTCGTAAAGATATAACGGGTCTGGGATGCGTCTTTGCCTCCCATAAGTCGTGTCCCAAACTGACCACAAGGCTCTAGGAGATTGATATTGTTAGAGCCCGTGTAGTCGTTCGCTAGTTTGACAATAGTGTCGGCCAAACTTACTTCACCGTGATGATAAGCAGACTTTTCAGCTACAAAGGCAGCCAATTGCGCAACCTTCATTTCATCTTTTAAATTCTTTTGAAAACAAGAATACATAACCTTTCGTTGAGATGGTTTGAGTCCATCTGCCATGTGTGCGATAGAACGTTTCAAATCAGCCAATGAGAAGTTTACCAGATCCTTGTGAATAAAGTCTGTAATTTCCAACTGCTTTATCTTACCATAAGGTACCTCAAGATCTTTCGCTTCTTTCGCTGTACTTTCAAGAAGCCACGTCTTACGATCGTCAGCCTTCTTTTTATCGAATGCGAGTACCACGGAATCATCCGTCATCACATCTACGTTAAATTTAACGGTGAGATCTTGGATAATTCTGAAATATTCTCGAGCCTCCACAGAAGTTGAAGTACCGAGACCCTTATAGTATTTGATCCGCCAACCCGGCTGCCCATTTCCGTACCATGTACGAAATGCAGAATCTGTATAGAACGATTTGGTCTGAGAAGCTTTCATGGCTTTAATGATCGGCGTGACCATAGACACAACAAAACCCAATTTGAGGAGACTGGGCCAAAACGCATGAATCATATTGAGAATTAGACCCTTTAT